CATTTGAGAACAAATACGATTATATAAAACATGCCTACAGTATATGCCGCGGTGTAGAAATAGATTTACAAATGTATAAAGATGTGTTATATTTGGGACATGACGAACCTCAAGAGAGAGTAACACATAATATTTGGAAATTCATGCAAAGACCAAATGTTTTTTGTCATGCTAAAGATTTAGATAGTATTCACTTATTATTAACGTATGGTTGTAATACCTTTTATCATACTGACGAAAAAATTGTTTTTACTAGCAAAGGACATATATGGTGTTATCCTGGAGTATACCATCAAGATATAACACGAAGTATATGGTTAGATTGTCACAATCCTATTCCAGAAAATAAAAAATTAAATTGTTATGGAATATGTGGCGATAACATGGATAAATACATTTAATAGTCATAAGGAGGAATAACATGGCTTACACAACAACAGACACACTAACTGCAAAGAATGGTGATACCTATGCCAGTGTAGATCTCTGGAAGGCAACACACGGTCCTTGCGGCGTAGATAATACAGAATATGTAACAAGTGGTACATTAACTCTTGATGAGGGCGGAGCATCAGTTACTAGAGTTCTAGTTTATGCAGACGAAGCAACTAAAGATGCACACGTTTCTGCTACATCAGGACGCGAAAGAACGTGGAATAGTGTAAACGTTTCTACTGAAACTACTTAAAGTTAGGAGAATAACTTGCTACTAACAGCAATTATCGTGGGATTTATTTGGTATCAAATGATTGCCCACGTTGGAATTAGTGCAGGATTACACAGATATTGGGCTCATAAAGCATTTACAGCGGGTCCGTTATTTGAGATTATTACATTATATATGGCAATACTTGCAGGTAGTAGAAGTCCAATAGGATGGATTTCTGCACACAGGATGCACCACCATCATAGTGATAGTGATTTAGATCCGCATAGCCCTAAGTTTAAGGGCTTTTGGACTGTCTTTTTATCATTATGGACAGTGAAAACTTTTCCACCTAAATATTCAAAAGATTTATTTAATAACCCACGTATGGTATTTTTTCATAAACATTGGGGTAAAATATGGTTGACAAGTGCCATAATTAGTTTTATAATAAGTCCTTATGTGTTTATTGCTTGGGTAGTAATGCCCGCAATATTAGCACCAATTGGATTTGGACTAATTAACGCAGTTTGTCATATCAACGGTGTTAGCCGTAATTTTCCATTAGTAAATGTTTTAAGTGCTGGTGAAGGTTGGCATGATGAACATCACAGTGGTAAAAATTTCCGCTTTCACAAATGGGATCAAACTGGATTCGTATTAGAAACACTTTCCAATATGGGCATGATACAACGCCTAAAGGATTAATATGCGATTAGATAGAAAGCAATTACCAGCATTTATGAAATTACCTTATCAATTTGATATGGATAAAATTTTAGAAGCGTTTGAACCATTTAAAGATACTACAACTTATCAAGATTTAAATTATAAAAATCCCGATGCTGCCTATTTACAGTTAGGTAAAGAAAAAGAATTCCATTTAAATAAATTTATTCGAGAAGATGAAGTAGGCAAGGGCGCAAGCGATTATTATCGACAGTTAAGTTTAACTGAATATAATGGTGATCCCTCTGATATTGTTCCAAGTGGTGAAGGTATCACAACTTATAGGACAAGTGCAATTAAGTCTAGCAAGAATTATAATCCTGTTTTAGATGAACGCAATTATACAAAACGCAAGGACATTTGTCAAGGATACTGGAATACAATATTAGATACATTTAAATCACCAATTACACGCACAAGATTTGCTTACTTAGCACCTAATTACGAGATAAAACCACATATTGATTACAATACAACTTACAGTATTCGTGTACATATTCCTATAATTACCAATCCTGATAGTTATTTGTGTGCGTATGATTATGATGGTACAGAATTAAAACAACATTGTCCTGCTGATGGTAGTGTATGGTTCCTTAATACAGGAATGAAACACTGGGCAGAGAACAACGGAACCGAAGGCAGAATACATTTAATAATAAGTTTAGATGGACAGGCAGACTTAAATGATTCAAGAGATCGAACGTAATTTACTTTATTCACCTATACCTGAACAATACGATGTGAAACCAGCAGAGATTTACACGTTTATTCCTAGTGAGCATCCTGAATTATTGGATGAATTACATGTTTATTGTAATGATATTACTGACGGTCATAGATTGGTAAATAATTATGTAGGACATAATTTTAGCAATTATCCATTTGTTACTACTTGGAAACGTGATAACAAATTAGTTGGATTTTGTACAGGTTGGGATAGAGAGTTTTATTATCCTGGAAGCGTGAGATTGCTTAATAGATTTTGGTTAGATCCAGAACATGGAAGACCTCAAGGTAGAGCAATATTACGCCCTAGTACATATAATTGCATACAACAACAATTATATATGGCGGACAGATTAGGGTATAAATTTCCCTTTATTAGTAGAGAATTAAGAACTCCAAAACATTTTGAACTTTTTATTATTGAACTTAATAATAGAAGTATTAAAGACTGGGAGTATAGACTCGGCCCTTACCTGTTAGCACCTGATCCTGGTAGTTTCACATGCTGGCAAAGTATTGGATTAGCGGTGACAGGTGTTGACACTAAGGGTTTTTGGGAGCATTGGAAAACAAAATGAATGTAATTGAAACAGACATAAGTGGTGATATTAATTTTTTTCAAAAGTATATTGATGCTGGTGAATGGGTAGATATTAACGAAGCATATGGTGACTATGATGAGTATTCAGATGCTTTGCCACATCGTAAACCTAAAATGCAATATGTTAATCATATACATAATTATGATTTACCATTAAAAAAATATTTAATTAAATTATTTAAAAAATATAATATTAAAAGTACAGATTTTAGATGTGAGTTCTTTTTAACAAAACCAGGCGGGTATTTACCTGCACATGTGGATCATATGACTCGTATTGCAATACTAGTTCCATTAAAAGAAAACACAGGAGCATTGGTAGTAGAAGGAAAAGAATACTATTATCAAAATGCAGTATTATTAAACACACGGGTTGAGCATGAGGTTAGATCTCCAATACAGGATAGATTACTTTTTCGTGTAGCAATACATGACATGGATTTTAAGGATTTACAATTATGATTAAATGGGGTATTACTGCTGGTTCGCATGATGCTAGTTTAACAGTTATTCAAGACAATGAGATTAAATTCGCGGCCCATGCTGAACGTAGTAGCGGAATAAAAAATGATAAAAATTTAAATCAACAATTAATAGACCAAGCAAGAGAATATGGTGATCCAAGAGAAATACATTGGTATGAAACAAATTGGTTAAAACGTTTACGCCAACTAAAAGCAAAACAATATAAAACTGCCTTGTTTAAGGGCGGTCCAACACAACATCTGTTAAAGTTTGGAATTGATGTTAGTATATTACCACCAGAAGATGATTGTTTAGATATTTTAGATACATTCAGATTCCATAGTCATAGGCATCATAAATGCCATGCGGCCGCCGGTTACTATACAAGTCCGTATACAGACGCGGCTATATTGGTAGTAGATAGTATTGGAGAATTTGAAACACTTACTATATGGGAAGGTTCAGGTGAAAAACTTATCAAGAAATTTTCGCAAGGCTATCCTCATAGTTTAGGTTTGTGGTACAGTGCTATGACACAACGTATTGGATTAAAACCTAATGAAGATGAATATATCTTAATGGGTATGGCTGCTTTGGGAGATCCTAAAAAATATTTTAATAAAATTTATGAGGATTTCTTTCACCCGTTACAACCATACGAAATAAATGTTAATTTCAAACACAATTTACATCGCGGATGTTTGTGGTGGGCAAGAGAACTTAATACTGTACAGGACTATGCTGATATTGCGGCAGGAACCCAAGCGGTATATGAATTTATATTTAGGAAACTAGTACAATATACACTCAGTCTTGTTGGAAGTAAAAATTTAGTAATTATGGGAGGCTGTGCTTTAAATTGTGTAGCCAACAGTATTGCTAAGGAATATTATGATAATGTATGGATTATGCCTAACCCTGGTGATGCCGGAAGTAGTTTAGGAGCAGTATTAGCACATACACAAAAACATATAGAATGGACTGGACCTTACTTAGGACATAACATTGAAGGAAAGTATCCAGTTAACAGTTTAATTAAGGAATTAGAAGAATCAGGCATAGCAGGTGTAGCCAATGGCAGGGCGGAGTTCGGACCACGGGCCTTAGGTAACCGTAGCCTGTTAGCAGATCCAAGAGGTGGCGACGTAAAGGACAGAGTCAACGCTGTGAAGCGTAGACAGGAATTCCGCCCATTTGCTCCAGTTATTATGGAGGAGTTTGCACAAGACTATTTTGACGGACCAGTTGGACCGTATATGCAATTCACAAGCAAATGTAAATTTCCACTTGACTTTCCAGCAATAGTTCATTATGATGGAACAAGTAGAGTGCAAACAGTTAATAAAAAAGAGCATAAAAGTCTTTACAAATTACTAGAAGTATGGTATAATAAGACAAAATGTCCAATGTTATTAAACACCTCTTTAAATATTAAAGGTAAGCCAATGGTAGATACAATTATAGATGCCATTGAATGGCAGAAATTATATAACATAAAGGTGTGTACACATGATTAGTTGGATTAAAAACAAAATTGCTGAATGGAAATACAAGCGAGCTCTAAAGAAGAAGATCAAAAAATTACAAGAAGAAGACCCTTATATTTACGATTAGAGGAAGAACAAAATGAATACTAAAGTTTTTAATCAGTTACAACAAATGTTCCATAACTCACCGCATTTAATGAGAGATTCAAATGCACTAAACCAAGCGATTGCTGGTATATGGAATATTAATATTAATACTGCTGGTAAGAGTGTAATTAATATTGTCAATGAGATTGATCAAAATATCTTAGAGTATTATTTTACTAAAATTTGGCAGCCAAAAACTAAGAAGTATAAGTATAGCGGTCTTGCTATAGTTGATGAGATTAATGCCATGAAACCACGCAGTGTGTTAGACGTTGGTTGTGGCTACAATGAATTTAAAGGAAAAATACATAACTTAATTGGTGTAGATGCCTTTAATGATAGAGCTGATGTTAAAAGTTCTATTATAGATTACAACCCAGGAAAACAATTTGATGTTGTTATATCATTGGGTAGTATTAATTTCGGATCAGCAGAAAAAGTATTTGCTGAACTAGAAAAGGTAGTTAGTCTGACTACTACTGGCGGGTTACTGTACTTTCGTGTTAACCCAGGTGAAACGCATGATCCTAAGGAAGCAAAATATATTGACTTTTTTAACTACGATTATACGTTTATCCTAAATAGTGCTAATGCTCTTAATTGTGAAGTAATGGCTTTAAGAGAAGACGCAAACCGAATTTATTTTGTCTGGAAAACAAAATAGATAAATAGATTTAGCAAAAGATTTTTGCTATCTTTCCCAATAACAATAATAACCTGGAGCGGAGTCGCTCGGTTCATGTATTGTAATCATTTTCAATATAAAATCAGTGCAATTATGCACCCAAAAGTTTTATGAGTAAACAAACGGAGAAAACTTATGAAAAAACTACTATCGATTGTGGCAGTCGCCACGATGATGGCTACTTCAGCAGTAGCAGAAACTTTCGAACTTCAGTTTCCGAACGGTCCAGGTAAAGGAGGTACGGCATTCTGGGGTGACAATGTAATGAAAGAGCTCAATGGTAAGCTCGAAAAATATGGACACAACATTGTTCCACGTTACCTTCCAGGTCAACGAGGCAAGAAGTCACTTAAAGACTATGCTGGTTCATATCAGGATCGCCCAACAACACTAATGATTGCACACGGCGGTAATGGTGAAGGCTTCCTACTAGAAGACGTAGGTGGTTTTGATTATCGTAACTACGATCCAGTAGTTGTGATGAATACTAACATTTGGGTTTCAATTAACTCAGACGTTGACTGGAGAAATGACGTAGTTAAGTTTCCAGCAACAGGCGGTACAGGCTTTGCGGCTGACATCGTTGCAGTAGGACTAATGATTTGTGGTCCAGAGAAAAATGCAACAGTTGAATCATTCCTAGCATGTACAAACGAAAAACTACGTTTTATCCCAGGATTTAACTCAGGCGGCGAGAAGCGCCAAGCATTCCGTAGAGGACAGTTAGACGCAACACGTGATACCCCACAGACTTCTTTAATGGGTTATGCTAAAGAGTATGAGTCAGGAAAAAGTCGTGTATGGTTTGCACACGGTATTGTAGACGGTAAAGGTTCTGTTTACGGTGATCCAAATGCACCAGAAGGCGCACAGTCCTTCCCAGAAGTTTATGAAGCAGAATACGGTGTAAAGCCAAGCGGTCCAGTTTACGAAGCATATGTAACATTCCAAGGTTACAGAGATGGTTTCCAAAAGACAATTTGGATTGCTCCTAACTCTCCTTTCAAAGCAGACATTGATGCCGCAGTGGCAGAAATGTTAAATGATCCAGAAGTAATGGCTCGTTTGGATAAGAAACTAGGTGCTTTCCCTTGGTTATCAGGTGATGAAGTTATTGCACACAGTGACTACTTGTTCTCGCTAATTAACAGACAAAATCTTGAAACTCTAGTTGTACTTGCTAACGACTTGTTTAAGTATCAGGATGCGTTCGTTAAAGAAGAACTACTCAAGTAAAAATGGAGTGGATTCTTACATATCCAGTTGCCGTGCAGTGGGCGTTAATGCTCACTGCCGGTATTCTTTATGGGGGCCTAATTGGGTTAATTCCTAGTGCAGGCCCTGGTAAAGCAATCATTATGCTCTTTGTTATTGTACAGAGCTTTGATTTTGCGGGCGGTAATTATCTGTTTGTAATGTTTTCTATTGCAACAATGGTATCATGTACTATTGGTGATAGTTTTGCGAGTGTACTCTTGGGAATACCAGGAGCATCAGGAGCGGCAAGTACAATGGTAGATGGATTTCCACTGGCAAAGCAGGGTAAGGCAAGTTACGCTCTTAGTTCTGCAATTACAGTAAGCACGATTAATGGTTTATTATTTGGTGCATTAGGTATGGCTATTATTCCTTTTTATGGAGCAATAGCGGATTATGTTGGTGTTCCAGAAATAGCAGGACTTATTATTGTAGCATTCTGTCTAATATCAGTTGTTACTACTAAGAACACAGCTCGTAGCCTTTGTGCTATTGGTATAGGTTTGTTCTTTGGTAGCATTGGTTATGGCATGATGGGCGAAGTCAGAAATACAGGCGGCTGGGCCTATTTAGAAGATGGTGTACCAGTTGTTATTGTTGCGGCAGGTTTGTTTGCTCTTCCAGAATTATGGGAAGCGTTGACAACCAAGTATGAAGTTGCAAGAATTTCACGTAAGGAACACAATAAACAAACTTGGGACGGCATTCTTGCTGTCTGGAAACACAAGTACCTAGCCTTTATGGGTGGGTGTATTGGTTTTGTTGTAGGCATTCTTCCTGGTACTGGTGGCGGTATTGGTGACTGGACAAGTTATAGTGCCACAGTTGCACTTAACAAAAAAGAAAAAGTCAAGTTTGGTACTGGAAACATCAAAGGTGTTATCGGTCCTGAAGGTGCTAACAACGCTGGCAAGATGGGAGGCTTATTGCCTACTATTATGTTTGGTATTCCAGGCGGCAAAGTGTTTGCATTACTTATGGCCTTATGGCTTTATATAGGTTTTGAAGTTGGTAGTCCATTCATCATGGATGATACGCAGTTTATGAATAGTTTACTGGGTGGTTATATGTTAGGAACATTCTTTGCAGGTGTTCTAATGTTAGTATTTGCGAGATGGTGTTGTAAGATTGTTTATATCAACCCATATTATTGGATTCCCCCAATGTTGGCGTTAACAATCTGGGCTGTTCTTGCAAGTAGATTCTATGCAAGTGTATGGGAAGATTTAACTATGCTAGTGGTGTTCGGTATCATTGGTATGGTATGTAAGTATGGCAAGTTTAGTAGACCTGCATTACTTATGGCTTATATTTTATTCCCACGCATTGAAGGATCCTACTTACAGTTATCTAATGTGTTCTTTTATGATGATATACAGTCAGTATCAGCGGCACTAAATGGAGACTTTAGTTTATTAAGCACAAACTATATATTCAATAATCCTACGTTTATTCAACACCCAGCGTTGGCTATATGTATAGTAATTGGAATCCTACTTCTTTTGTATGGATTCTTTAATAAATCTCGTACAATGGACTATGCATAATAAGATTAACTAAATACATTATAATGCACAATTATCGGGGGAATTAAATTATGCGCCTAATGTTTTTAGTTTTATTAACAATGATAGGAGGTAGTTCATACGCTAGTGAACTAACACATTCCTTTAAGAGTCCTGCCTTCCATTATGGCAACGGTTACAGTAGTCATGTATTAAGTGTAGAACAACTACAGTTTAATAGAAGGCAGGACATTAAAGATGAAGCTCGTGCAGAAGCGGAACGCTTGGAACGCGAGTTAGAAAATTCTACACTTAACAAGTTTATTAAAAATATTGAATCAAGAATATACGCTACACTATCTAAACAGATGGTGGATAGTATGTTTGCGACATGTACTGATACAAGTGGTACAACTTGTCCTAGTTCAGGAACCGCAGAGATTGAAGGTTCCACAATTACTTGGACAAAAGATCCGGTAACAGAAAGTATTACGTTAGAAATAGTTGCAGATGATGGATCAACCACCACTATTACTATTCCAGGTGCCGGGGAGTTCAACTTTTAATGAAAATTATACCATTGGTAATCGCCAGTGTAATGTTATCAGGGTGTGTAGCAACAACCGGTAAACAGGCTATTGAAACTTTTAATGATGCGAAGAATACTCCTCGTATACAGCCAGCACCGCTTGCTGAACAGTTAATAAAGTTTCCAGAGTTAGATGGTAAGAAAATATCCATTGCTGTTTATAAATTTCAAGATATGACAGGTCAACGTAAGCCTGCAGATAATATTGCTAATCTATCTAGTGCAGTAACACAAGGTAGTGAAGTATGGGTAATCAAAGCACTTTCAGAAATAGGAAACAGTACTTGGTTTGAGGTATTAGAGCGCGGTGGTATGGATCATCTTATTAAAGAGCGCCAACTAATACGAAACACCAGAGAAGTATATGAAAAAGAATTACCTAAAGGTCCACAGCCGTTAAAACCTATGCGATTTGCTGGCTTAATATTAGAAGGTGGTATTGTTGGTTATGATAGTAATGTAGCAACAGGCGGCGTAGGTGCTCGTTATCTTGGATTAGGATCACAAGCAGAATATCGTATTGACACAGTAACAGTTGTAATGAGATTGGTGAGTGTTAGTACAGGAAAAGTGTTGCTTACTGTAGCAACAGAAAAAACAATTGCTAGTTCCAGAAGCGGAGCAGATGTGTTTAAGTTTTTGGATTTAGGAACAAAATTACTTGAAGCAGAAACTGGCTTTAGTATAAATGAACCTGTAAACTATGCAGTGAGAGCCGCTATCGAACAAGGTGTGTTAGAACTTGTCAAAGAGGGCGAGCGTAATGAACTTTGGAAATTTAAAACTAACAAAGAAAACTAAAAAATAATTTTATATTTCTTAAGTTTAGCAATTAAATTAGTACGCCCAAGACCAAGTTTTTTGGCTGCTCTTGTTTGATTCATACTACATGCTTTCATAGCAATCTCAATTTTATTTTTCTCTAAATCTTCAACTTCTTTGGCAAGGTCAATTTCATCTACATGATCCTTTGGCCACATTTCATCAAACATGTTATAGAAATATATTTGTTCTTCTTTAGTACCCATAATAATATTTATCTTGCTCAAAAACTATACTTTAAAAACAATAGTGTAAATATTTTTACACCTAGCATAAATACTTTAGTATTAATATTTACCATTATGGTTTTTTATTTAGAATAACCTAGGAAAACGGTCAACTATTAGTAAATACAGATGTGGGGGATTATCTGATGAAATATTACGTTTGGTTCGTTGCGGCTATGGCTTTCTTAAGCACAAATGCTCTTGCAAACGACATTTATATAAATCAAATAGGCGATGGTTTAGATTTGGACATTGTACAAGATGGACAAAACAACCAAGTTGGTGATTCAACCACAGACGTCACGCTAACTGGCGATGACATGACTTTTTCCATTACACAAACAGGTGATAACAATGATATTGCCGCTGTTATTAAAGGTGCTACTTACACTGGTACTTGGACCTTTACTGGTGATACTAACACAGTTGATTTATTGTGTTCAAGTACAGCGACAGGAAATTGTGATACAGTTACTTTAAATATTACAACTACAGGTGATGATAACACCTTCGACTTTGACATCGGTGAAACAAGTGATGCAGATTCCTCCACAGTATCTTTCACAGTAACGGGTGATAATAATATTATTAACTCAGACATTGATGGTCAAAGTGCAAGCCTAACTGTAGATATTAACAACAGCACAAGTTTAGCAACTACAAGTGCTAACAGTGATGAAGGCGTTACAGTGACCACCACACAGTCCGGAGACGGAGACGTCGGTGGACACAGTATTACACTAGACATTGACGGTGGCGGTGGCACTGTAGACGTAACACAATCTGGAATTTATGATAATACTGTAGACCTTACAATTAATGGCGATAGTTTTGATGTAGACATTACACAGAGCGATTAATGTTACGCTTTGTATTTGCCTTAACTATTGTATTATTCAGTCCTAATATTGCGGCTTCAGTAGGTGAAATAGGTAAAATTAAAGGTAGCGGCGCCATAGAACGCGGCTCAGATTCTCTAGAAGCAACAAACGGATTAAGTGTTCTTATGCAAGACACGGCGGTTACCGCTCGTGCTAAGATGAGTATAGAATTTGTTGACGAAACCCGTGTTGATATAACTGAACATAGTAGACTATTAATTGATGAATTTGTATACGATCCTGCAAATGATATAGGAAGTCTAAGTATAAAAGCATCATTAGGTACAGTTAGATATGCTTCAGGGCAAATAGCCAAACGTTATAAACAAAATGTAAAAATTAGAACACCAAGTGCAACTATCGGTGTGCGTGGTACTGACTTCATCATGGTTGTAGATGAAATGGGTGGTAGTATGATTACACTATTACCAAGTTGTAATACAGCAGGAATGTGTTATACAGGAGAAATTGAAGTTGAGACAGATGCTGGTATAGTTATTTTAAATCAGGCATTTCAAGCAACAGTAACTAGACATAGTATGGCTCCTCCGTCGCCTCCTTTATTATTAGATATTTCTGAAGAACAAATTAACGGTTTAATTATATTGCGTAAAAAGAATCCTTACTATGAGGAAGAGGATGAAATAGAACTTGAGAAGCGTAAGTTAGCAGACTTTTTAGGCATTGACTTTTTAGAGTTAGATGTATTAGCATACGATTCTCTTGAATCATCTATTGAGGGTATATGGAAAACAGCATTAGATGAAACAGATTATTTGTTAGCAGACTTGTTATATGATATATTAGACCAACTTAACCTTGCATTGGCAGTTCTTTTCCAAGATGAATTATTTAGACAAAATAGAGAATTACTCCAAGAAGATAAAAATATATACGGTTTTGATGCCACAACTGGTATATTTTTAGATAAACAAGGAGATAGATGGGTTTTCATAAGAGAAGATAACGCTGGTAATAATTATCTACGATTAAAGATGTTTAGAGATAATAGTTACACTATACAATTAAAACAAGGGGACTTTGAGTTATATGACTATACGCTGGGTGCTGGCCGTAGCAATGACATTAATGTTATTCAAATTCAATAGTGCATTTGCTAATGATATATATCTTGATCAGATAGGTGATGATCTAACTTTGACTGTTGTACAAGATGGTCAAAATAACTCCATTGGCACTAGTTTAACAGACGCTTGTTTTGACGGAGATGGCACTACAGCAACACTGAAGCAATGGCACGATAACAATGCTATGAGTGTTTGTTCAACAGGAACGGGCAACACTGTAAAAGTATTACAAGGTTCTTTGAGCGGAAACAGTGGCGATAACACAGCCAATCTAACCGTAACAGGCAACGATAATACAGTAACACTCCTACAAGACAGAAATGATGCTGGAAATGATGATCCTTATGCAGACGGTAATCATGAAACCAACGTTGCTATTACAGGAGACAACAATAATGTATGGCAAGCACAACGTAACAATGGAACATGGGGCAGTGGTCCCAATGGACATGAAAGCAATATTGCAATAGATGGTGATTATGCAGATGTAGACGTTGTACAACAAGCAGACGTTAGTAAGACATTGAATGTTGATATTGATGCTGATTATGTTACAGCAGATGTATTACAAAACGGACACGGCACACATACTATCAACTTAGACGTAGACAATAGCAATAGCACATTTGATTTAGACCAAGGCTATAATCCAGGCAGTTCATCAGGGCATAGTATGAACATAGCAACTAGCGGAACTTATGCAAGTGACATAACAGTAACGCAACACAGCAATACACCTAAGAGTTATTCACTTTCACAAACTTGTGTAACAGTGGGCGGGTGTTCAGTTTCCGTCACACAACAATAATCGCACAAAACTAAGTTATCTTAAAAAATCTAAATAAATACCATTGGATAACAGGAATGTTATTCAACTGGGGGGAATCAAATGATAGATCCAATAACGGCTATCGGTGCAGCCACGGCTGCCTTCAATGGTATTAAAAGTGCAATTAACACTGGAAAAGATATCCAGAGTATGTACTCACAACTAGGACAGTGGGGCAAGGCTCTTAGTGATTTAGACTACGCACATCAAAAAGCAGAAAAACCTAAATGGTATAAAGCATTAGGCGGAGGCATAGAAGCCAACGCCATGGAAATTTGGGCACACAAACAAAAAGCAAAAGAAATGCGTGAGGAAATGCGACAGTATATCAGTCTTTATTATGGACCGAGTGCTTGGGATGAAATCGTACGCATGGAAGTTCAAATGCGTAAGGAACAACGAGAAGCAATATATGCTGCAGAAGAACGCAAAGAACAAATAATAGCGTGGATTGTTGGTGTATTGTTAGCAATAGTAGGAGCCGGGCTCCTTGGTGGGCTAATATATATAGCGGGTGCAAGCCAAGGAAAGTGGTAACATGCTGTGGATAGCATTAACGGGGGTTTTTGCTACACACAGTTGGATATATAATAACCAATTAACTCGAGTGTGTGAATATCGAGCTCCGTATAACGTATCTAAAATGTATTATCATTATCCTCCGCGGTTATATTTGCCGTGGGACGTTCCCTGTCCTCAATGGTATCAATTTAAAAAGGTTTCTTAAATAAATACTTTAGGAAACGGAGAGAAACATGTCAGTAACAGCATTCAACTATAGAGTAAAGTCTATAGTAAAGGTAATAGATGGTGACACATTTGATTGTGTACTTGATTTAGGTTTTGATGTACTACTTGAAGCTCGTGTTAGATTGTATGGTATAGATACACCAGAAAGTAGAACCAGAGATAAGGTTGAGAAGAAATATGGACTTTTAGCAAAAGCATGGCTAAAAGAAAGATTATGTAAAGATATTATTGTATCAACGGTACTAGATAACGAAAAAGGAAAATTCGGTCGTGTACTAGGTACAGTTTGGAAAGACGGCGTGAACTTGAACAAGATGATGATTGACGAAGGTCACGCAGTTGAATATCATGGACAAAGTAAAGATGATATTCAACAAGCACATTTAGATAACAGACAATTACTAACTGAAAAGGGAATAATAGTTTAACATGAAGTATTTTGCACATTGGGCAGTCGCCTTGATTACGGCATTAGTTGTAATTTCATTTCACTATAGCGATAATTTTGTAGTACAAACAGTCAGATTAAAAAGTTTCGATTTGTTACAACAACAAGATGAATATGTGCAAAGCAAAGATATAGCAGTCGTTACAATTGACGAAGCCGCCATAGAAAAATATGGACAATGGCCCTGGAATAGAGAAGTACTTTCAAATATTATTTGGAAGTTACGAGAAGCCGGAGCGGGTATTATCGTTTTGCCTATATTGTTCAGCGAGGACGACAGACTTGGTGGTGACAAATACTTAGCAGATGCGGTATTCGATAACGGTGTTATTATAGCACAAGTAGGAAGTTTACAGGCAAATAAAAATGCAGTACCACGCGGAGTTGCAAAAATAGGAGATCCACTTCCGTACTTGTTTGAATGGCCTGGTATGTTGGGTCCTATACCATTATTAGGAGAAAATGCATCAGGCGTAGGCGTACTTAATACAGCACCAGAAATTGATGGTGTTGTACGCAGAGTTCCACTCATTATGAGAGTTGGAGAAGATACCTACCCTAGTATTGCTATCGAAGTTATTCGTGTAGCAACAGGCGCACCTAGTTACCAAATTAAAGCAAACGATGGTGGGGTAGAAAAAGTAAGAGTACCTGGTTATCCGATTATTAGTACAGACCCGAACGGACAAATTTGGTTACGTTGGAATAAGTGGTTCACAGAAGTTAGTGCCGCTGATGAAGATCAATTCTGGTCATTGGAAGGTAAAACAGTTATACTTGGTATAACAGCGGATGGCATAGGAGGTACTATAGCCAGTCCTAAAGGCCCGCAATATAATTATATGCCGGGTGCAGTAACATTACAAACAGTATTAGATGGAGATCAAATACAGCGTCCATTCTGGGCTTTCTTAGCAGAGATTGGTGCAACAGTGTTTGTTTCGTTAACAATTATCCTTATAGTCGGACTTACACCATATTGGATTATAGGAGGCTCATTCCTAATATTTGGCGGTTTATTAACTTATGGTGCATTACACGCATGGCAAAATCACTTATATTTGCTTGATGTAAGCATGCCGTTAATAGCATTAACACTCGTTGGGTTCCACGCAACATTCAACCGCTTTATTAAGGAATTCTTAGAGAAACAAGAGATTAAGAAACAGTTTGCTGGGTACGCATCACCAACAGTCGTGCGTATGCTACAAGAAAATCCTGCACTAATCAAAGAAGGCATGAAGCGCGAAGTTAGTATTTGTTTTAGTGATTTGCGTGGCTTCACTCCGCTCGGTGAGTCATTCGGAGATGATGTAAAAGGATTAACTAAAATAATGAATGGTTATATGGATGCAATTACACAGCCTATATTAGATTCAGATGGTATGGTTATCAAGTATATAGGTGATGCAAGTATGCACATACACAATGCACCTATAGATGATCCACACCATCCTAAGTCAGCAGTTCAATGTGGACTGAACATGTTAAAAGCAGTGGAGAAGTTTAATGATAAAATTACAGCAGAAGGACGCCCTCCAGTGGGTATGGGTGCTGGTATTAATACTGGTCTCGGTTATCTTGGTGAAATGGGATCTACCCAGAGGCATTCATATGATGTATTGGGAGATGCTGTAAGTACAGCCGCTAGAATAGAAAGCAAGTGTAAAGAGTATGGTTGTGTATTGCTAGTAGGAGAAAACACATATGATGTAACCAAAGATGATTTCTTTTATCTTAAAATTGATGAACTTGCTGTTAAAGGCAAAACAATAGGTATTAGAATATATACCGTGCTAGATGATGTTAAACAAAAAGATATAAAAGCACGAAAGAGACACGATGGTATGCATAAGGCATACAGAGCACAGAATTTTGACGAAGCAATTAGTGAATGTAATTACCTCAAGAAACAGTTTGATGGCCGAATGAATGGTTACTACGATATGTGGATAGAGCGTTGCGAATATATGAAAACGCAAGACTTACCAGAAGATTGGAACGGTGTGTTTATCGCTACTACGAAGTAAACACAGGTTTCCATTCCCATTTAGGAACTTCTGCCCAATAATCCTTAGGACTAATAGTTTCCACAAATTTATTTTCAATTCTGTAGTCATATGCTAGGTATGTAACATAACTAATACATAATGCTACTACAATACCACAAAATAGGAAATAAATTTTCTGTGCTGGTGTAAACATGTGATCATCATTCCAATTATCCAATGAAACCTCCCACAATTAATCCTAACACAAACGCAACGCTGGCGCATATTAACATATCTTTATTATGCCAAATTGGTTGTGCTTCTAAATATTCTTTTGTATGTTCCGGTAGGTTATCCCACCAATTACTCCACTTGCTTTCTTTTAGCATCTTTTCCCCCTTGCTTCAAACTCTCAATATCATCTAAGTCTATATCAAGTTTCCTGCCTGTCATTTTTTCATACTCTTCTTTAAACTCCAAAACCATTTGAAGTTTTTGTGTTAGTCGTATTAGATCATTATCTAACATTCTAATACGATCAATCAATCCTATTAGAGTAGCGTTAGCCTCTCCAACAACTGGTTTAATTTCGGTGGTCACCCATTTCCATACATAGTAAACGAAGTAACCTAATCCCATCGCAGCAACAATGGGAAATCCAAAATCTTTAATCGCTGCCGCTAGTTCCCCTGTCATTCTGTTTTACTAACCATCCTTGTTCATTAACAATGAATACATCTCCAGGTTGGTACAACGGTGTTGATTTAGAGCCTTTATTACCTTCACGGTCTAGGCCCATAACTTCTCCAGGCCAATCACCTCTTACGGTAAATCCGTGAGGTCCTTGGTCTATAGTATAATCTAACCACATCATTGCTCTTTCTCCGCTTTTGCTTGTGCTATAATTTCTTCATAACGGTTCCCTACATGTTCTAGCCATCCGTTATAATTTACAGTGAAAGTGTCACCTGGTTTAAATAATCCTTGGTCGATTGGGTCATGTTTATCTTCTGGATCGGCTTGATTTACTAATCTAAAACCTTCACCTAGTTTAACAATATCATAATTTTTTAAGTACATTTCTGTTTCCTTTTTTAGTCGCGTCTTGCGTCTTCTTTCCCCTCATTAGCGGCTAACCTGTCTATATTAGGTTTTACGCCGAGGGCATAGCTCATAAGTGTATCAATTTTTACTAAGTCATTGTTCATAGTTTGAACACGATTGTCTAGTGCATTAATGATGCCTTTAAGTCCATTAACGCTACCAGTTACACTGCTTAATATAAATTTTAGTGTAGTAAAAACAAAAAAGCCGGCCGCTATCGCCCCTGCGACTGGAAAACCGACTTCTGATACAAACTGTAAAAAATCCATTTGATCCCCCCAGATCCAAATAGTCTATTATATATGTATTTATTAATATGTGCTATTTTTTACGTTATATAAGGAAGCCCGGTCATTTCTTTATACATATCTAACCATAACTTTTCAAAAGTTTGTCCGTGTACTCCGTTCCAGGGCCCACCATTTGTATAGTGATAGGCTCTAGGAAATATATCAGGTGTCGGATCATTATATTCACCAACTAACCAATTCCATTTTAAATCTATAGAACCTATTTCATCATCTTTACACCAACCAAATCTATGTAGCCACTGTGGCGTTGCGTTTGCAATGGTTAATGGTGTAAGTTTTTTAGTTGCTGGATGACTGTTATTAAAAATCATTAAACTACTCCAGTTTTTACGAGGGAATGAATGTTGAACCTTTCCCCAAAACTTAGTTTCATTCTTTGGTTGATATGGTAGATGCTTAACACAATACACTGCCTTATTAGATGCCTGTGGATCACGGTCAATATAATCAAATAACGTACAAACATCAGTTACAAATAAAAAGTCGTTATCAACAAACATACTCCAGCCTTGATGATTGTTTAGGAAAGGAACCAAAAATCTACTATAAGCAAAATCAGTACTAGCACTATCGTCATCTTCCCTATAGTAATAGCCTTTTTGTTTTAGTTCATCTAATTTTAAAAAGTATGTTTCTAAATGATACTTTGCATATTTGTGTATACTATACTCACAAACTAAACTCGCTTCATGCATTGCTTCATCATAGCCTATATGTATTTTCATACCGCTCCTCTATGCATACTTAGGTTTGCCCTTCGTTGCTTCATGTATATAGCCCTTTGTGGATCAAATTTATGTTCTGTATCGTATAGGTTTTTAGGAAAATGATTATATAGGTCAGGCCACCAAATATCATTTTTGCGTGTCCATCTATATCTTCCCATATAAAAATAGTTATCTCCTACAAACGTTATGCTTTTAAGTTGGTGTTTTTCTTGTTCCATTTTTATTCTATGAACAGCATCTGTGTATGTAAGTGTTGGTAGTTCTAATTTAAACTTCTCTGGTGTTAACCATTTTTGCCATTTTTTACATGATAAATGCATTCCATCTGCTAATGGTTGTATGTGGTTGTGGTTAACTGTAGCACTATCACATGTTATAGTTACCGTATCATTAAAAATTTTAAACGTTGGATCTTCATGTTTGTCAAACATATCCAAAAACTCTTCAGGTGTTCGTACAATCGTATGATGAGGGTGTGTCCAATGCCACGGAGTATTATCTAACTCTGGATACCAAACGTAAAACCCATTTAAGTCTTGATTATTTAAAAATATTGTGCTATATTTTTTATCACTACCTGGGTGCATAAAATAGTTACGTCCTGATTGACAGAGTTGTACGGGTGCTTGTTGTCCGTTTTTTCTTATATCTTCTAGTAACCATTTAGTTTTAAACATTTGGTAACAGATATATAAATCCTCAGAATCCTGTGTCCATTCTTCTTGTATACTATCTTTAATAAAATATTCCTTCATATCGGGATTTACATTTTTAAATGTATCAATTCTATCACTGAATACCTTAATGAGGTCATATGTACTAGCCTTTGTATCATTATTAAGCAGGTGACGCATTGTCAATGCATCAGCAGTAAACTTTACTACCTTTGCTCTGCCGGTAGTTTCCATCCAGTCCCAAAAGGACAATAAATTTTCTTTGTTTTTATGATTAATGGTTGACAGGGGCATGATTTGCCTATATAATAAATAAGTATACAGTTATTTATACTTAGGACTTTCATGAAAAAGCGTATGTTGATTATGACTGGACCACAAGGTTCAGGCAATCATTTGTTTAGTAAAATATTTGCGTTACACGATAATGTCTTTGGTTGGGATTCATTAAACAAAGTATATTGGGAAGGACACCAGTACGAACCATTTTATCAATGTTGGAATGATCCTAAGTTACTATCAGAGTTTGATTGGACACAATCAGATTATTATGTAACTAGTATCAGTTGTCCCTTTGTATACAACGGTAAACAATCATTACCTAACTACAGAGAGTTTATTGATATAGCCAGACAATACTGTGAAGTACAACTCGCAGTAATAGGTAGAGATCAAAACATATTAGAAATGCAACAGATAAGAGTAAGAGGCGAACACACAACACCATATATTCTGTCTAATTTAGAAAGTTTGTTGCCTACTAACTTTCTTAGCCAGGAACTATTATATTTGTATAAAGACAAATATCTCCAAAGCCTAGCAAAGGAGATGAACTGGCCTATATGTTGGTGGGAACAAGAGATAGATAATATCCTAAAAGAGGATGCGAATAAGAAATACATATCACCAGTAAAAGAACACTGGTTGGATAAAGAAGTAAAGAAAGCAATAAAGGATAGTAAATGCTAAAACGTCATTGCATGTTTCAGCCACTTCGCAAGTGTATTGTTGGAAAAAGTTATGCTCCAGAGTTTTATAACTTTATTGAAGACAGTGGCACAAGAAGTAGATGGCAACGCATAGCGGAAGAAACAGAAGAAGATTACCAACACCTTATTAATTTGCTACACCAGTTTAATGTAGAAACGATTAGACCTGTTGTAGCAGAAAAAGCAGAGTTTGTCAAAAGAAAAACAAATAACGCATTCTTTAAACAATATGGATTTCAAAATGGAGAGACAGACTTTCCTACGTTTGATTGTCTTTTGCCTCCACCAATGGAACCGCGTGACTGGTTTATGATGTTGGGTGAACAGTTTATACATTGGTTGAAACCATATCAACTACCACAGTATCAAAATATTTTAGACTATGTAGAAAGTCATGGTAATTCAATTAAACACAGTGACACAGTATTAAATGCTGAAGGCTACATTACTAAGATTGGTAAAAGAATTACATATAGTTTAGGAACATTTCAAAACTTCCCATTACCAACAACAGAGTTTGATAAGTTTGTTAATGAATTTGCAAGTGAATATGACAATAGATATTTTGATGTGCTTGGATTTCAAGATGGAGGTTATAGGCCTCTTAAACCAGGCGTGTTATTAAGTTTATACGAAGCACCACGTTATGCAAGTACATTTCCAGGCTGGACTGTTATTAGTGTATTAAATGATAGTTGGGCTAAAATGGATAAGTGGTTAGAATATAAACAAAGTCGTAGTTGGAAAATGTGGAATAAAGATGCTGATCAAGAAAGAAAAGAACTTGTGTATGAATGGTTGGACAACGGGTGGCAAGAATATTGCACTCGTAATGTATTTGATGCAAACATACTAAGCATAGATGAATCAAATGTTATTGTATTCAGAGATAATCCAGACGTAAAAAAGAAATTAAAAGAGAACGGAATTGAACAACATGTGAGTCATTTTCGTCATAGATATTTTTGGGGTGGTGGTATACATTGTATCACAAGTGATATAGACAGAGAAGGTGAACTGGAGGATTATTTTGCTTGACGTATTCATGCTCACATTTGGTGAGCCAGAGGCAGATGATAACTTTGAAATACTAAAACACTTTGCTCCCAATGCAAAACGTATTGATGGTGTAGAAGGATTACTTAATGCACATAAAGCCTGTGCTGAAGAAAGTAGAACAAATTACTTTTATGTATGTGATGCAGATGCAGTAATACAACCTAATTTTCAGTTTAAGTTTAATCCAAGTGATAGACGTGAGGCATATCCAGGTGTGCCTGAAACTGAATGTGTGTTTACATACAGAAGTCATAATCCTATTAATGACCTTATATATGGATATGGCGCGGTTAAACTTTTTCCTAAAAAACATTTATTAAAATGTAAAGAATTTAACGTAGATATGACCACAAGTATTGGTGCTAAGTTTAAACCGTTATTCGAGATAAGTAATATTACACAGTTTAATACTGATCCTTTTAATACATGGCGCAGTGCATTTCGTGAATGTACTAAATTAGCAAGTGGAATTGTGGATCATAATAAACAAATTGATGACGCATATAGGTTAGAAGTATGGTGTACACGTGGTGATAATAGACGTTACGGTGAATATGCTATACTTGGTGCTAATCAAGGAAAAGATTTTGGAACTCACTACAAATACAACAAAGAAGCACTTCGCAAGATTAATGATTGGAAGTGGTTAAAGGAGCAATTTGATGAAGCACTCTGATTTTCAAGAGCAACACCACTGGTTATGTGGATTGAGTGAATACTTTCGCTTTACAGAATCATACGAAGATGATTTTGAATTAATATTCCGTGCATTATATCATGATAACAAGTATCGTAAACGTGACTTTTTAATTAATATGACAAAAAAGTACGCAAGGAAAGAATTGTTATGGGATCCGTCAAACGGAGTGCGTGATGCCAAGACAATGGAAATGAGTGATAAGTTGCAGAGCTTTTTTAATATTGCTATGCATACTGAACTAGAGGATTATGAAGTTAAGGCAAGACAGTTGATAGGACTTATTGCTTGGTATATGCCAGAAGAAGAACTTATTGCTCGTACTGCAAGGTTTATGCAATACTTCGCAAACAACGAATTGGACTTGCCAGACTTGGGAGATTTCTTTAGTAGAGGACAAATTAGAAGTAAAATTTGGCTAGTGTCTGAGTTAGCAAACGTAGTTGGAACACAAAAATTAGGAAATGTTGTTTTTTATGGCGGCTGGTATAACTTTATTGCACACTTCTTGTATTCACAATTTGACATACATAAAATTATTAGTCTAGATAAAGATCCAGCAGTTATTGGACCATGTAAGCGATTGTATGCAGAAGAGTTAGATGATAATAGATTCGCATCTTATTTTGCTGATGTTAACGAATGTAAATGGGACGGAACAGAACTTTTTTATATTAATAGTGCAACAAGAGAACGCCTCAACAAAGACAAAGAGGCAGAGATTAAACAGTATGACTTAGATGTAGATGAAATGTCAACACAATCTCTAGGCAGAATAAACATGGTAGTGAATACGAGTTGTGAACATATGGACAATCAATGGTATGATGATTTGCCAGAAGGAACTTTGGTTTGTTTACATCAGAATGATTACTTTAGTAATGAACAACATGTAAACTGTATGAAAGATATTGAAGATACAAAAGCAAACTACCCTATGTCAAATA